TTCAAGAAAATTCACAAGCTCGTTGCATGTGACGCCTCGTTTGTATCCTTATTGGCGTGCGCTTGTTCCACGACTGTGGGCAAGTGCAATCACCGATGTAACTCTTCGGTGTGCGTCTAAGGTTACATGTGTTCCCAAAGATGCTAAAACTGATAGGATTATTGCTATCGAGCCTCATCTGAATATTTATGTTCAGTTGGGGATCGGGGCTTTAGTCCGAAAGCAGTTGAAGCGCTTTGGTGTGGATTTGGATGATCAAACTAGGAATCAAAAGCTTGCTAAATCGGCTTCAGAAACCGGTCTAGCAACTATTGACTTATCCTCTGCTAGTGATACTGTTAGCAGGGAACTGGTTTGGTTACTTCTTCCTTTCGAATGGGCATCCCTTCTTGATCTAGCTCGTACTGAGTACGCTCTAGTCAATGGGGAAGAAATCCGATTGGAGAAGTTCTCGTCTATGGGAAATGGGTTCACGTTCGAGCTGGAAACACTGGTGTTTTTCGCTCTTGCGCTTGCCTGTTCCGGTGAACGAGGTGGAGTAAACGCTTATGGGGATGATATCATTCTTCCCCAGGCATCTGCTCCCATCCTTATCCAGACGCTGAATTTTCTCGGATTCAGTGTTAACACTCGGAAAACTTTCCTGGCTGGAAGGTTTTTCGAATCTTGCGGCATGGATTTCTTTGATGGTGTAAACGTACGTCCCTTCTTTTGGAAGGGTGAGCGGGATGAGATGACTATGGTTATCTATAGTCATGCCAATTCCGTACGTAGGTATGCACACATGCGCGGTGGACATCTGTCGTGCGACGCTCGACTGCTCCCTGCCTGGCTTTACCTCATCTCGAGGTTGTCAGACGCGGATAGAAGAGTACGCATTCCAGATGGCTACGGCGACGGTGGCCTCATCAGTAATTTCGATGAAGCGACCCCATCAAGAGCCAGGCATCACAAAGACATGGAGGGATGGGAGGGTTATACCTCTCAAGCTTATGTCAATGTGGGCAAGGTTCGCCCAGCTAATCCGTTAGGATTATTACTGGCCGAGCTTTGCTGCAGACCTTCGAGTGCCACTTATGGGTATGAACCTATAAGGGGTTATCAGAGGTACCGCAAACAGCTACTTCTATTTACGAAGTGGCCGAGCTTAGGTCCCTGGTTATAGCAATATAATCCAGAGTCCTTTTGTTCCTACCGGGAACGGTAGGTG